AAGCAGGTGCTCTCCAAAAGCATTCTATTAGTAGTTCGTGGGTTCGAATCCTACCTGGCCTGCAAATTGGAAGAAAAATTGGCGGTTCGAAATGGACAGAACTACTAAAATCGGTGAGAGCCGGTGTATGAGTTGAATTCTCATAGCCGCCGTAGTATTATTTTAATTCTTTCACTATATTTATTGATTTAGGACTATATAATTTTTATATATAGTTATAAAAAATCATAAAAAATGATAAAATTTACAATAGAACAAATAAACTTCATATTAGATAATATTGATAAAGGTTTTTTATTTATTTCAGAAAATTTAAATATAGATAGAAGAAAAATAACGAGATTATTATGTAAATTAAAAAAGTACGAAATTTATCCAGAATATAAAAAATTAATTATTGATAATAAATTACAAGATAAAATAAAAAAAATTCCAATAAAAAAAAGCGGACGCTGCATTAGTAAAATTGATGAAAGCGAAAGACGTAAAAAAATATCTTTGACAGCAAATAAAAATAAAAAATCCGGCGGAATGAGAAAAGGTAGCGGAGTAGGTAAAAAAGGTATATATAAAGGCTATTGGTGTGATAGTAGTTATGAATTGGCTTGGGTTATTTATAATATTGATCACAATATTAAATTTGAAAGAAATTATAAATCTTTTCCTTACGAATATAATAACAAAATTCACAAATATATACCAGATTTCATTCTTAATAAAAATTATATTGAAATAAAAGGTTATATAAATGATACCACCAAATGTAAAATTAAAAATTTTCCATATGTTAAAATTTTAATGTTAAATGATTTAAAAACAGAATTAGATTACGTGATTTCTAAATATGGAAAAAATTTTATAGATTTATATGATGAAAAAAATTTTAAATTAAAATATTGTAAATGTGGTAATATATTACACAGATATAATATATCTGGGGTTTGCAGAAAATGTATAATTAATAATGCTAAAAAACCAAGAAAAGTAAATATAAAAAAACCAAATGTAAAAAAATATTTTTGTAATATATGTAATAAAAAAATACGAAAAAATAAAACTGGTTTATGTAAAGATTGCTATAAACAACCAAATAAATTTGAAATTTCAAAAGAAAAATTAATCGAATTAATAAATATTTATCCATATGAAAAAATAGCAAAAATGTATAATGTAAGCGATAGAACTGTAAAAAAGAAAATTATTAAATTTGAAATTAAAATAGAAAATAGATTAGGATATTGGCAAAAATTAAAAGCACAGAATAAACCCAAGAAATATTGTGAATGTGGAAATGAAATTAAGAAAAAAACTAGTAAAATTTGTGTAGAGTGTAGTAGAAAAAAAAATTTAATGTATTACAAAAAATAAATATTCGGAGACGCCTATTGGTGTAGTTAGCTATCTTGAAAATAGTGAAGTCGATGAGAGTTGATGTGAAGGTTCGAATCCTTTCGTCTCCGCGAATTAAACCACAAAAAATAAGGGTCATGGACTTCGGAAGCAAATTGCCAAAAAAGCATCAAAATCGGTTCAACTCCGATATGATCCACAAAGAATACTTACAGCAAAACAATGGTAAATAACAACTTGAAACTTGTTTAGTGGTGTCGAAACCACAAAAAGTATTCTGAAATTGGAGACACTCATTTGGTGTGATATACTATCTCGAAAATAGTGAAATCGGTGAAAAACTGATGTGAAGGCTCGAATCCTTCTGTCTCCGCGATATTTTTTGGAAGATTAAGTCCATAATTGGTATTGGCGCAGTTTGCTAAACTGTTAGTCGCTTAACGGCGGCTTGGGGGTTCGAGTCCGTCATCTTCCGCTGTGTCTATAGCTTAATTGGTAAAGCGCAAGATTGTGACTCTTGTATATGCGGAATCGTCCTCCGCTAGACACCCAAATCGAACTTAAATCGAACTTTTTTTATTTATATATACAAATAAAAAGATATGAAAAAGTATATAATTTATGAAATTACAAATAAAATAAATGGCAAAAAATATATTGGATGTCATATAACAGAAAATATAAATGATAATTATATGGGCTCTGGAAAATATTTGAAAAAAGCTATAAAAAAATATGGTATAGATAATTTTAATAAGATTATATTATATTTTTGTGAAAATGAAGAAGAAATGTTGAAAAAGGAAAGAGAAATTGTTAATGAGGATATTATTAATTCTAATTCCTATTATAATTTGAGTTTAGGTGGTAATAGCTGGTTTCACATAAATAATAATCCTGACATCAATAGTGTAAATAGAATTGTTTTAAGAAATAAAATTACTAATGAAATTATAAAAATAAATAAAGATGATATTAGATGTAAAGATGATAATTTTGAAAGCTTAATGAAAAATAAGGCTTATTATAAGGATAAAGATGGAAATATTTATAAAGTGAATATTAATGATGAAAGAATTGAAAGTGGTGAATTAACATCTGTTCATAAAGGATTAATTCTGGCTGTAGATAAAAATGATAAATGTTTAATAGTTAGTAAAGATGATAAAAGATTAGAATCAGGTGATATAAAATATTATTGGACTGGTAAAAAACAATCAGAACAAACAAAAAAGAAAATAGGTGAAAAAAATTCTATATTACAAAAAGGTGAAAAAAATTCTCAATATAATACTTGTTGGATTATAAATAATACTGATAAAAAATGTATTAAAATAAATAATAGTTTATTAAATGAATATCTACAAAAAGGATGGACAAAAGGTAGAAAAATGAATTGGTAAATTATGGAGAATTAACTGATAAGGTTGTCAGCACCGCCTGGAAAGCGAGTGGTTCTAATAGGAATGGATTTCGACTATTCAGTTCTCCGCCATATGGTGGTCGTAGCTTAAATGGATAAAGCGCTTGACTGTGAATCAAGAGATTTTGCGAGATCGTACCTCGTCGATCACCCCCATAAGGGAAAATAATTCTCAGTAGGTGAGAAACTATTCTGAAAAGAATAATTACAGCAAGAATCATATATTGGTTCGATTCCAAATTTTCCCGCCAAAGGAGCAGTTACCAAGTTGGTCAAGGTGGTAGACTGAAAATCTATTTATGTAGGTCCGACTCCTACCTGCTCCACAAAAAAATAATGTTTGATCGTCCTTATTGTCATAAAAGCTTAGACAGAGATTCTGATTCTTCGGAAGATCAAATATTATTAATGACCTCGTAGCAAAATTGGTTACCGCACCACTCTTTTAAAGTGGGGATTGTGGGTTCAAGTCCCACCGGGGTCACAATTTTTAATCGTCGAAATCGTCATTTCGGAAATCAAATGGTGAAAATATGGTTGCATCTATGTAGTAATTCTTACCTTTTTGTGTTTTAACACACAAATAAAAGTTTATATCATCACCTGAATCAAGTTCAGAGATAAACATATCTACAACTTTATCTTTATCGCTGGTAATTCCAGGATTTCCGTGTTCGTTTTCGTTGAACTTTTTTATATGTTCCATATTTGTAATTATATTTTATGTATATAAAAAAAATAATAAAAATATAATGCGCTAGTATCCGTAGTGGCGAACGGTCCTGACTCTTAATCAGACGAGTTTTAAGCTCCACCGGGGGTTCGAGTCCCTTCTAGCGCACAATGGTGCAGGAGATATAGCGGTTAAGTACACATTCATAATAGATGTCCAAAATCATAATTGATACTCCTGAGGGACCGAAAGTTACCCAAGAGCAATTTCAGGCAGTGTACTCGAATGCATCATTAACAAGCGTCTGTATCATAATGGTAGTGTCACATTCTCCAAAAGTGTTGGGTAGGAGTTCGAGTCTCTTCAGGCGCGCAAAAAATTGTTGTCCACATAATACAAGAGGTTAGTCCTAAGCGGATGAAATGCAGGTTCGAATCCTGCAGTGGACAATTTTACTTACCAATATGTTAAATAAACCTATTCTGCACAATAAACCTATCAAGTTTATTGTGCATAAACAGGTTTATCAATAAAAAATAATAAAATAAACAAATGAAAAAAGATTTAAAATATTTATCTCCAGACTTTCCAAGGATTCCACATTTAGATGAGGTCATATCTAATATGGAAAGTGATGATATTAAATTAGATAATATTATATTTCCTTTAGAATGCTGGGTGCAAGAAAAGGTTGATGGTTCAAATGTTGGTGTTTCTTGGATAGACAATGAACCATTTTTAAGAACTAGAGAAAAAATATTAAGAAAAGAATATTCAAAAACAAAAAACTTAACAAAATCCCAATATATTCCATTATGGAATTGGATATATTCTCACAAAAAAGATATATTAAAAATAATAAATGAAATAGGTATTTGTACTATTTATGGTGAATGGTTGATGTATGAACATTCTATTAATTATAATAAATTGCCTGATTATTTTTTATCTTATGATATTTGGTCGTATGAATTAAAAAGATTTTTAGAAATGGACGAATTTGAAAAATTAATATCTTCAACTAATATTCACTATATAAAGCCAGAAAAATATATTTTTAATAATATAAATGAAATAAAAACTCATTCTGAAAAAACTTCTCTATACAGAAATGATATAGTAGAAGGTATTGTATTAAAAAATACTAATTTTTTATCAAAAATTGTAAATAGCAAATTTGTCAGAAAACATGATTTTAATGATAAAAAAATTAAAAATAAATATACACGATCCAGCAATTATTATTAACCAACATGTTATTAAAAAAAATATAAACTTTTTCCTTTATATTTATTAAAATATTCTATAAAAAACATTAAAATTATGAAAAATAGACTTTACAGATCTAAAGAAAACAAAGTTCTTGGTGGTGTATGTGGCGGTATAGCAGAATATTATGATTTTGATCCGGCCATAGTCAGAATAATTTCAGTATTGCTAATTTTAGCTTGGGGATCTGGTATTTTAGCATATTTACTAGCTTGGTTAATTATTCCAGAAGAAGCATAAAACATAATAGAAATGATAAATGCCAAAGAATAATTTTTGAGCATTACTGAGAATTATAAAGTAATTGCGGCCGATATTAATTTTGGATATGATTATGGTGATAATAATGATAAATTCAAATTAAAACCGCTATATACCAACGAAGAATATAAAAAATTCATGAAATTCATGGACCGCGAATATGATAAAGGATACGGTAGTCAAAATTTACATGGTATTATATATTGTGAAGATAATATTTGGATAGATAGAGGCGAATACGATGGTTCCGAGTGGTGGAACGTTAATAAATATCCGGATTTAAGAAAATCCTTTGATGAAATTGATGTCATTAAATATGAAAGAAATAAAAAATTAAAAAGCATAGAAAATCGAGATTAACAAAAATTATAATGAAAGTAATCTAGAAACAATGGCAAAAATGCCTGATTGTTTTATAGATTTGACAATTACTTCACCACCATATGATCAACTTCGTGATTATAAAGGATACAATTTTTTATTTGAATCTACTGCAAAAGAATTATATCGAATAACCAAACAAGGTGGAATAATTGTTTGGATTGTTGGTGATGCAACTGTAAAGGGTGATGAAACCGGAACTAGTTTTAATCAGGCATTATATTTTAAATCTTGCGGATTTAATTTATTTGATACCATGATATATGCTAAAACACCAAGAGGCGCGGTAGGCAATAACAAAACATATTGGCAAATTTTTGAATATATGTTTATTTTGAGTAAAGGCCAACCAAAAACTATACACCTAATTAAAGATAGATTAAATAAGGAGTCAAGAGATGGCGATAATGGAACCAAACGGCTAAAAAATGGAGACTTATTAAATACAAAACGTGGCGGATATGGTTCATATGGAAGAAGAACAAATATTTGGAAATATGACATAGGTAAGGGCAAGAGTACCAAAGACAATTTCGCATTTAAGCATCCTGCTATTTTTCCTGAACAATTAGTCGAAGATCATTTATTAAGTTGGAGTAATGAAGGAGAGTTGGTTTATGATTGTTTTATGGGAAGTGGTACAGTTGCGAAGATGTGTATCTTAAATAACAGAAATTTTATCGGTAGTGAAATTTCTTCAGAATATTGTAATATTATTGAAGAACGAATTAAAAAAGCTCTGAGTCTTCATCATAAAGAGTAGTAAATGGATCATTTTCGGTTTCATAATCATCATCTTCATATTTTTCTCTTATGTTAATTATATCTGCTTCAACATCCATTATATCGTTAGCTAAAATATTAGATTCTATCGTATTAAAGATTAATAAATCCCTTACAGTTTGACTTATATTTTCTGATTTATTATAATTAAGAATTTTATCTGCTTTATCTAAAAGTTCTTGCAAATCTTCCTCTAAGTTATCAATTGGATCATTAAATAATTCATCGATATTTTCCATAAGGTTATTTTTTAGTATATATAAATTTTAAAACATCAAAAAAATCAACAAAAAATTAAACTTTATTATACCTCAATAATATAAGCACTATTAAATAAATCAATCTTTTGAATTGATTAAAAAAATAATTTAAATAATATGTTAGAAGAACTCTATGATTTAATTGAAGAGCAATTTGCAATTGTACAAGAAAGACACGCAAAATTTCTAGAAAAAGGCAATAAATCGGCAGAGGCCGACGTAAGAAAAGCACTCGGTGAGATTAAAAAATTGGTCACCCCGTACAGGAAAGCATCAGTTGAAGCTACAAAAAAGTAAAAATAATTATTGTAGTTTGAAAAAGAGGAGTTTTTAAACTTCTCTTTTTTATTTTAATATAAATTCTAAAATGAAAGTATATAAAGGTATAATAAAAAAATTAAAGCCAAATCAGATATTTGTATTCGGTAGTAATACTCAAGGTAGGCATGGCAAAGGTGCAGCATTATCAGCAAGAAAATATTTTGGTGCAATATACGGTCAACCGCAAGGATTACAAGGACAATCATATGCGATTGTAACAAAAGATTTAACTAAAAATATTCATCAATCTATATCAGCTTCTGATATTATTAAACAAATAAAAGTTTTATATTCATTTGCGTTAGAAAATCCAGAATTAGAGTTTGTTATTATTTATTCAGGTACAAAAGTTAATCTTAATGGATATTCAAATCAAGAAATGGCTGATATGTTTTCTGAAATTGAAATACCAAAAAATATAATATTTGAATACGAATTTTCAAAATTATTAAAAAATAATGAGGATTAATAATTTTTTTAGTAAAAAATAAATTATTATATTTGTGCTTTAACAAAAAACAAAATAATTATGAGTTTTATAGTAGTGGATGTTGAAAGCGACGGTCAAATCATAGGAGACAATTCTATGGTATGTTTTGGTGCGGTGGTTGTTGAACCAAGTTTGAAAAAAACATTTTATGGTAAAACACGACCAATATCAGATATTTGGGTACCTGAAGCACTTGCTATTAGTGGATTTTCAAGAGAAGAGCATGAAAAATTTGATGATCCAGTTCAAGTAATGAAAGAATTTGCAGATTGGCTTAAAGCAGTATCAGTTAATCAACCAATATTAATATCAGATAACAATGGATACGATTTTGCTTTCATAAACTATTATTTTCACAAATTCTATGGTAGTAATCCTTTTGGATGGTCAAGTCGCAGAATT